TATGGTTGCGTTGGCCATCTCTGCAGAACTGCAAGAGGATGCTATCCTTCCTATCGTTCCTGTTGTAAGGGACGACATGGCTAAAGCTTTTGCTTTGGCTGAGGAAGACGTGTTCTTAAATGGTAACGTAGCTGGTGCTTGGGGTGCTAATGATCCGAAGTTTGCTTTCAACGGTCTTCGAACCGTGGCTACAGGTACTTCTGTTGATGCTGCTGGTGCTGCTTTGACTCTTGCTAACGTTTCTAGTTCAATTCAAAATCTTGGCGTGTATGGTCGCGATAAATCTGAGCTCTTGTTAGTTGTTTCACTTCGTGAAGAAAATAGGCTTCGTCAGTTACTAGGTATTAACTTAGCTGTTAATGCTTTAGGATTGACTGGTACTGCTCTTCCTGGTGAAATCGGTAAAGTTTGGGGTGTTCCTGTTGTTGCTACAAATTTGTTACCAACTAATCTTGGTATGGGCGGCACTTACTCAGTTGCCGTTATGCTTAACCGTAATGCTGCGATCATTGGTGATCGTAGAATGTTCACAATTAAGTCTTCTGATGAAGTCTTAATTCGTTCTGATCAATTGCTAGTTGTAGCTTCCGAAAGGTTAGCTTTCGCTGCTCAGTATCCTGATGCTGCTGTTTTGATTGAAAATATTGGTGCCTAATTAATCGGGGCTGGATAACCTCCAGCCCCTTTTATAAAAAGTTTAAGAAGGAGTAAAGAAATGAAAATTAAATTGAATAAAGATGCCATGATAAATTGGCCAAGAAAAGAAGATAAAGATAAATGTGATATTTATCAGTTTACAGAAGGAGAGTATTCTCCAGATTTGCCAGAAGATGTTGCTAAATATATTTTAGATAACTATGAAGGTAAAATACTTGACGTTTTAGATGAAAAGAAAGAACCAAGAAAGAGTGTTGAGGAACAAGTTAAAGATATTAAAGCTCAAGCCCCTAAAAAAGTAGAAGAGTTTAACAAACAGAAAGAAGAAAAAAAAGAAAATCTTGAAAAAAATAAAGGATTAAAACTATCCGATTTAGCTAAAAATGCATGAGTAAACTTCCAAAAATAATAAAAAGTTTACCTAGACAGGTAACAGATGCTCTTGTTGATTATTCAACTAGACTTGAAAAGACATATAGATATCAACAAATGGAGCCATTATATATACCGTTTTATAAGCAATTAAATAGATTGTTTAATAATCAAAGAATTGCATTTAAAAAGAGCGGTATTGTTGAATCTCTATGGAGTAAAAAGAAAAAATTAAGTAAAGGCTATGTTGAAAGTTTTGTTAAAAGTAATTTTATTCCAGACGATAAACTATTTTATAGTGAAGTATCTAAAACATATTTAAAACAATATAATTTGATTAAATCTATTTTTAAAGATCCGGCTGTTGATGAGCTCACTAAAGCTCAAAAAATAGAATTACAGAAAATCGTAAAAAATATTAATAATTATACTTTAAAAAGAATATCAAATACATTATATAAAGCTCGTAAGAGCAAGTGGAGTTTAAGAAAAACTAGAGTTGAAGTAAAGCAATTATTTAAAGATATGGCTTATTATAGAGCTGAAAGAATAAGTAAAACTGAGTTAACAAGATCTCAAAATCAAAGCATTTTAAGTTTTTTAAAAAGTGTTGGTGCTGTAAGGAAGCAATGGGTGTTATGTAAGGCTTGTTCTGAAGAAGGATCTTGTATAACATGTAAAGATAATGCAAGAAAAGGTAAAATTTCGATAGATAAAACTTTTCCGTCAGGGCATTTGTATCCTCCCGCACATCCAAACTGCACTTGTGGGATTAGATAAGGAATAAATATGACAGAAATAGTAAGTACAACACATTATACAGCATTTGAATTAGTTCGAGACTTTTTAAACGGTTTTGGACTAGATGAGCTTGTTACTACGACTAAGGTAAACGAAACTTTATTAAAGTTTTGTGATGCTTATTTTGATTCTGAATGTCATAGAGATTTTAAACTACACAGTGGTGCGGTAGAGTTTTATAATGGTAATGGTAAGAATAGTTTAGTAACATATAAGTACCCAATAGTCCGTATTAATAGAGTTATTATGTATAACCAACTTTTACAGGCTATGAGGGTTTTTCTAGATACAGAATTAATTATTTATCCAGAGAGAGGAGAAATTTTTCTTCCTCCTATCTACCCTGCATTTTTAACGGATAAACCTTTTCAAGCAATCTTTGGAAATATCTTTATTCCAGGTAACTACAATATTGAAGTAGATTATGATTATGGGCATGCTACTACTCCACCAGCAATTCAATATGCTGCAACACAATGGATGGCTATTCAACTATTAAAAACATATGGAGCTCAAATGAGTGCTGGTATGACTAGTAGAAGTATTGATGGTTACAGTGAGGCGTTTGGTAAATTACCATATGAAGGATTAATTAATTCTTGGCAAAAAGATATTGATCAAGTTATTGCTAAAAATAAAAGAATATATGCGAGATCTGCGTAAAATGACACATCTACCAATAGTAATATATACTAAATCCCTTCCAACTGAAGAGAAGAGTAAAGTGCCTGTTGTAATAGACTATGTTGCTGGTTCTCCTAGAATCCCAACAGGAAAAGTTAGGCTTCCATCTGGAAAAGGACCTTCAAGTGGCTTACCAAGACAAAGTAGTGGAAGACCCCATAAATATGTTAAAAGAACAGGTTCTCCTGGAAACTATAAGTACTGGTATAGGCTACCCAGTGGAAAATTGGGGACAAAGAGGGATCTGAGGGCTGAAACTGGTAAATTACCTGGGCAAGCTAAGGATAAACTACCTAAAAGGGATCTTAACAAGCTTCCGATAGCGACGGGTAAGAAATTACCTAAACAAGTAGCAGGGAAGAGCCCTAAAGTAACAGGCTTAATTAGTGGTTTAACTAGTAAGATTAAAAATGGATTTAAACTTATTGGAGATAAACTTAAACAGGCTAAAGTAGATAAGAATATTGAGCAGACTCAAAAACTATTAAAGCAGTCTAAAGAATTACAAGAGTTACTTACTCAATTTAGAAATGTAACAGAGTCTTCTCCTTGGAGTAAGAAGAAAGAAGAATATAAATTTAGTCCTAAGCAGATAGATTCTGTTCAGGATGTAGAAGAAGCACAATCTTTATTAGATGAAGCTCAAAAAACTGGGAGTGTTCAACCTGGATCAACTATTAATAGAATTAAACGTAGATTAGATGTCCTTTTAGATGTAAGAAGTCGCGAAAAAGAAAAAGCTAATTCTATAAAGTATAAAGAAGCTATTACTAATGCTGTGTCTCCAAAAAATAAGGTTCCCACAGATAAAATAGTAGCTAAAAATTTAAATATAACTCCAGATATTCAAAAATTAAATAATAAAGCTTCAAATAGTTACTTACTTTATTTAATTAATCAGGATAGAAAGAATAATATAAATCCTAAAATGAAATCTCAATTTAAATCTTTAGATCAATATTATAATACTACATCTACTGTTATTAAGAGTGCGTTAGGTAATATTGGAATAAAGGGCGGATATAAGATTGATCCTAAATCTGGAAGTATCAGCTTAACTAAGAATATTGATCAAAATATTGATAAATTAAAACAGGCCTCAAAAAAAGAAGGCGTTAGACTGGATTATACGGTTGCAAGGGATATTGTTGGTTCAAAGCCAGCTGCTAAAGTTAGATTTTCAAATATTAATGGTTATAATGTTTTTACTCCAATGAAAACTACTGCGGTAGATGCTGCCGATGCAATTTCTAAGAAAGCAAAGAATGGATCTTCAATTTCTTATAGAACTGTTGGAATAAATCCCGATGGAAGCCCTCGATTAGAGGCTTTAGACGGAAGTAATATCGGAGCTGTTTCAAGAATGGTTTATGCTGATAAAGGTAAGGGAAAAACCCAAATGCTTGAAGGTAATATTCTTGCATCTTTAGCAGGAAACCCTGACGGTACTTATAAAGCTATTGTTGTAGATCCTGTTGGAGGAGCTTTCTCTGTACTGTATGCTGACGATAAAGAATTATCTCCAGAGCAAAAAGAATATAAAAATAAATTAAATACCTATATTAAAGAAGGAAAATTAACTGTACTGTCTCCTCAGATGACATTAAAGCAGAATAAATTAAATAATGATAATTTTAAATCCTATTTTAATGAGGTCTTAAATGTTGTTAATAGAAATCAAGCTGTTCAAAATGCTAGAAGAGGTGGGTTGGAGAAATTAGCCGATAGTAAATACAGAGAAAATGCTGTTGATGTGCACGTTGATGAGCTTGATTTGTTAAATAAATGGGCTTCAAAAGATAAAGCTGTCGATAAAGATTTCTATACTTCTGTAATGGGGTTAATTAATAATGATTCAAGAAAGAACATGATGCCTATTACAGCATATACACAAACCCCAGGAGGAGCTTCGAAAAAATTAAGAGGAGCAAATTGGGGATCTGTTATGAGTTTAGGAAGCGGTAGTGCAAGAAGAATAGCAACTGCTCATAATGTTAAAGGTGGCGCTGATTGGATTAGAAAAACACCTGCTAATGGTATTATAGACATCGATCCTTCTGGTGATTATAACATTTTTAACAAGCCAGTTGTTGGTAAAGATATTAAAGAAGCTTTTGGTAAGTTGAGGAATGAATAATGGGATTTGGCCAAAGAATACAGATAGTAAAAAGACAGATCGAGCGAGGCGGGGTTGCTGCAACTTGGTATCCAGCAACTATTTGTCCGGGGTATAGAAAAACTGTTACAGAAGAGTCTTGTGATTTAGAGCCAAGAACTACATTTATAGATGATTATTGTACTTTAAAAGGTTCTGAATCAATGATTGGAAGAACTACAGATTGGGAAGAAAGCGATACAGCAGTAGTAAGCGGGTCAGTTACTGTCACTAATACAGCTAAAACAATTACATATACTGAAGGAGCTTCAGATGATTACACTGTAGATTATGATGCTGGGGAAATAATTAGAAATGATAGAAGTTTAATTCCAAGAGGAGGGATTATTTTAGTAACTTATTTGTGGTCTCAACCTTGTATTAGTCCTGAAACAGGAAACCCTAGGAGTGACTGCCCTTTATGTCACGGAAGAGGAGTTGTTTATACTACAACCGATGCAGTTCCGGTAATAGGTTTATTACATATTCCAAATTATGAAAGCCCTCTTACTAAAATAGGTTTTTTTGAGATGGGCGATGCTATATACACAACTACTTCTCTTGATAAGATAAAGGCAAAAGGATATGGAGACGATCATTTATATATGAGAGATATTTTAATTATAAATGATGGAGTCCAAGACCAAACATGGAGAGTTCTAGCAAAGCCTGAAACAATTCAATTGGCTAATGAGTATCTTGCGCATAAAGTTCACATACGAAAAATTAAAGAAGATGAAACTATTACTACTTTAATTGAGGATGTAACTTAATGAAAAAGAAAGCCTCTAGTGATTTATGGGCAAGATTTAATAATTTTTCTCTTGATAGTCTTGCAAACATTTCTCAACAAGTAGAAGAGGGTGCTAAAGAAATAGTTTCTTCAATAAAAGATATGATACCGTCTGTAGGTATAAGAGATAGATCAGGGAAGTTATCAGATGCGATTAAATATGAAATGAGAGGATCACTTCATGCAAAGATTTTTGTTGATGCAAAAGTAGCTCCTTATGCTGCTTATTTAGAAGATGGTTATAGTCCTTTCGATATGAAAAAAGGATTATTAAAGAGTCCAAAAGCTAAGACATCAAAAGAAGGGTATAAGTACATTAATGTTCCAATAAATGGAAATATTGTTACTTTATCAGAAAAAAGTATAAGCAAGTGGAAACATCCCGGATATACTGGAAAGTTATTTTTTAAGCAGGGTATTGAAGAAGTATTACCTAATATAGTTAAAAGAATTGAGAGTTCAATAGATGAGCTCTTTGATGAAGAATAAAACGCAGGGGGAAACATAATGGCTTTGCTTGATGTTAAGTATATTTTATGGAAAACGTTACGAGAAGAATACGCTAAAAATGATTTAGACGTTAAAGTAACAAGGGAATATCCAAAATCTGTTCAGCAATTAGAAGAAAAACCTGTTATTTCTATCTCTAGAGTAAGTGGTGCGGAAGAAATAATGATGGTTCAAGATTTAATCGGTAATCAAGTAGCAAGTCAAGATACAGGTAGTTTTTCTTCTACAAGTGGTTATTTAAATCAAGAAATATTTGAAATTAGTATTTGGTCTTTAGCTTCTGAAATAAGAGACGATTTATTAATTTTAACAAGGCAAATATTTTTTGAGAAAAGAATGTATTTTAATGCTATTGGATTTCAAAAGACAATTTTAGTCGGAGCAACGGATGAAGAAGTAGATGTTTCCAAGATTCCAGCTGTTATTTACAGAGGTGTTTTAAGATATGTAGTAATGAGTAAAGTTAAACGACAAACTATAGATGAATTAGTTGAGGGTATTATCCCTGTTTTAAGTCTATATAATTCATCTTCGTCTGAATAAAGGAGGCAAAGTAAAAATGTCAGAAATTGTTAAAAAAGAAGTAGAGAAAAAAGTTGTAGTGGTGAGAAAGACTGTTGAACCAAAAAAAGTTGAGGTTAGTATAGAGAAACCTATTATAAAAAACCCTGAAGTTAAAGCAACAATGAATTTCGCAGAATTTAAAATGAAACTAACTCCAGAGTGGGCAGCGGCCTTAAAGGTTTTTGCACATGTAAAGCATGATATGGATGAGAAATCAAAAGAAGAGTGGGAAAAATTATACAAGGATATGCTGAAAAGCTAAAAAGGAGGTAAGATAATAAAATGAGTCCAACATTTCAAGGAAGATCATACAAACAACCAGGATCTTATTCGTACACTGATCCAACAGCATTAGTTGCCGTTGGTTTAGGTACAGGAGGCGTTTGTGCAATTATTGGTCCAGCAGAAGGTGGCGTGGCAAATACGGTTGCACTATATACAGACCCAGTATCAGCTCAAGATGCATTTAGAGGTGGCGCTTTAATAGATGCTGCAAATTATGCATGGGCACAAGGTGCAAACCAAATCTATTTAACTAGAGCAGGAACACCAGTACAGGCTACTAAAGTATTTGTTGATGCTGTAGCAGATCCTACTGTAACAGTAACAGCCCAAGATTATGGTGTATGGGGCGACGATATTAAAATGAAGGTGGAAGACGCAACTGTTGGTGGTCCAGCAAAATGTAAAGTTACAGTTCAATATTATAATGCTGATATAGGTGAGACAACAACTGAGGTGGGCGATGAACTGACTGATGCTACTGCTATTAAAGCTTATTGGGATGCAAACTATACTGCTGGTTTAGTAACAATGGTTGCAACCAAGCCAACAGCCAGACCTGTTAATATTGCTTATACAAATCTTGCAGGTGGAGATGATGATGCTACTCCAGATGCAACAGAATGGGGTACGGCTATTGATAAATATACGACATATGAAGTAAATATGATGCATTTAGCAGGGAACACAACTGCTATACAGCATGCTTATTTAAGTGCACATTGTACGACTATGTCGAATAATAGAAAAGAAAGAGTAGGTATTGTAGGGGGGCTTAAAGGAGAATCGGTAGGAAGTACTGGTTCTGGTATTATTCAGAGAGCTTACGATTTAAACAGTGATAGAATGGTTCTTTGTTCTCCAGGTTTAAATGATGAAGATGCTTGTTACACAGCAGCTAGAGTTCTTGGTATGTTAGCTGGCGTTGATGTAGCAACTTCTATAACTCACCAAACATTATCTGCAACATCAATTGAGATGAAATTTACTGATGCAGAAAAAGATAGTTTGATCACATACGGTGTTTGTGCAGTTGAAGAGGTCCCACAAGGAAGAAGAATAATTAGAGCTGTTACAACAGCCCAAGATTTATCAGCTACTGTTGAAAATCCATTTAAAGAGAT